GATGAAACAGATAACTATAGCTTTACTGGTACTGTAAGTGGTGCAGGTGGTGGTATCTTTGAAAGTCAATTACTTCACGTTAGACACGAACTATCAAGTGGAACTGATGCAGGTTCTGCTTCGGTAGGTATAAATACACAAAGTTTAAACACAGTTAAAACAAATGAAATTACAGGAGCATCTTTGTCATCCAATCAAATAACTTTACCTAGTGGTACTTATTATATTGATGCTGAATTATCTTGTTTACTTAATAACGCTAGTATACAAGCATACTTATACAATGTTACTGACAGTAGTAATGAAGTAATTGGTAACACTACAAATAGTTTATATGGTAAACCTGCTTTACAATTAAAAAGTAGATTTACGATTTCAGCACAAAAAGTTTTTGAAATTAGATTTTATGCAGGTGTTGCTTTAAGTAATTATGGACTAGGACAAGCAGCCAGTCAAACAACAGAAGTTTACACAGATGTAAGAATATGGAAGGTAGCATAATGACTTGGGTAAAAATTGAAAACAATATAGTCGTACAAAAACAACCTTATCAAGAAGATGGATTTGTAGAAGTAGCAGATACAGTTATCTGTGGTATGGAACAAGTCGGTGATAGTTTTGTTGTACCCCCTCAATCCTTTGACAGTGCTATGGCTAATTTAAGAGCTAAAAGAAATGCTCTATTATTAGAAACAGATTTCTATGCACTATCAGATGTAACTATGAGTGCAGAGATGACTACTTATAGACAAGCATTAAGAGATATTACTAACGGAATAACTACAGTAGCAGATGTTGAAGCAGTGGTATTTCCAGAAAGACCAGAGGCATAAATGAGTAGTTATATCGGAGCAACCCCAACTATAGGTGGCTATCACAAGTTAGATGCAATTACCACAGACGGAAGTGCATCTTACACAATGCAATTAGATAGTGCTAACTTTGTACCAGAAAGTGTTAATCATTTAATCGTATCTGTTAATGGTGTTATCCAAGCACCGACTACTTCTTTTACAGTCAGCAGTTCAACCATAACTTTTGCATCTTCATTAAGTTCATCGGACACTATTGATTTTATTATGGCATTAGGAAATGTTTTAGATATTGGAGTACCAAGTGATGCAACAGTTTCTTTATCTAAATTATCAGCAACAGGAACAAAATCCTCATCTACATTTTTAAGAGGCGACAATAGTTTTGCGACTGTACCTACAGGAGTATCTCTTGTGGATATGCAAGTCATTACAACAACATCAACTTATACCCCAACCTCAGGTACACAATTTGTTAAAGTTTATTGTGTGGGTGCTGGAGGTGGAGGTGGTGGTTCTGAAGCTACTACTTCAAATGGTCAAGTAAGAGGCGGTGGAGGAGGTGGTGGTGGCACTGCTATTCGCACTTACAACTCTACAGAACTAGGAGCAACTGCTTCGATTACAATAGGCTCTGGTGGTACTGGTGGTACTGGTTTTGCAGATGGAACAGATGGTGGTAATACCACTTTTAACCCAGCTGGTACTGGAGTAACACTGACTGGTAATGGTGGTACAAAAGGTTTGGGAGTAAAAAGAGGTTCAGATTTTAGTGGAGCATCTGGTAATGGTGGCACTGCAACTAATGGTCAATTAAATATTAGAGGTCGTAATTTGTTTTATGAACAATCTGGAGGTTATGGAAATGTGAATGGTTCTGAAGGAACAGATTATTTCTTTTTTCGGTTTAATCGTAATGGTGGAGGTAGTTTTCTTTCATCAGATGGAGAAGTAGTTAAAAAATTGCGTTCTGCTTCAGGAGGAAGTGCATCCACTACTAATGGTGCTAATGGTGATAATGGTTCTGGTGGAAATGGTAGTTTTATTAGTTATCAAACCACCACTGCTAATGGTGGCACTGGTGGAGATGGAATGGTCGTTATTGAGGAGTACGCATAAAATGAAAGTATGTATTTTAAATTCAACTACTAACAAAGTAGAAAATATCGTAGTCGTAGATGATGCTAACAATGTTCCCTCTTTTGTAATTAAAGAAGGTCAAGTTTTAGCTACAGACCACACAGGAAATATTGGAGATACTTGGAATGGTTCAAGTTATGACAAACCTGTCTTTGTAGATAATAGAACAGAAGAACAGAAACAAGCAGTCATTGACGCAGAAAATAAAAAACAATCAGCTAAAACTAAACTGCAAGAGCTAGGTTTAACTGCTGAAGAAATCAAGGAGGCGTTTGGAATTTAATGTCAATAATTAAAATTAAATCAGAGTCTATGAATTTAGCTGATGACTATGCCTTTACAGGTACAGTGAGTGGTGCAGGTGGTAGTTATAGTTTAATATCAACAACCGACACAACAAGTGCATCTACTGTTTCATTTACTAATTTAAGTGGCACAGGAACAAATATTATTCATGTTAAAAATTTATATAACTCAGCAGATTCAGATTTAAGATTTAGATTTATAACTTCTGGTGGTGAAGTCACAGATTCAAATTACGAATTTGCACAAGCTATGCGTAGCACATCAAATAGTGGCGGTACAGGAACTAGTACATCAGCAGATTATGGTCAGATTTTTAATGCTATTGATGATAATGGTAGTGGAGAAAATATTAGAAGTTCTTGCACAATATATATTCCAAAAGTGGCTAGTGGGAATAATCCAACTTTATATGGTGTTGGATATCAACAAGCACATAACGGAAATAAAAACACAGTAAAATTTGCATCAATTCAAACTAATACAACAGCCGTTGTTACAGGAATTAAATTTTTTGCAGGTTCTGGAAACTTTGCACAAATAACAGCAAGTCTTTATGGAGTAGATGAATAATGCCAAGATATCATTATATAGACGGAGTGCGTGTTCAGTTTACTGCTGAAGAAGAAGCACAAGCAGATTTACAATTACAAGAATGGAATAATGGTAAATTTGATAGAAAAATGACTTTTCTTAGAGAAAAAAGAGATGCACTACTTAATGAAACTGATTGGATAGTCACTAAAGCAAAAGAAACAGGTGCAACAATTCCAACTGCTTGGAAAACATATAGACAGTCATTAAGAGATATAACCCAAGGACTGACTACTGTTGATGAAGTAAACGCAGTCGTATTTCCAACTAAACCCTAATGAAAAATGATTGGTTTTTATGGCTATGTTCTTTTGCCTTAATATCTTTAGTTATAGGTTTAGGATTTAGTAAAAAAGTTTATGCAGAAACAAATACTGTTAGTTCTACAGTAGTTAATAATACTCCCCCTACTGCTAATTCCCCTGCCATCAATATAGTCAATAGTGATATTTGTAAATCTGGTGTAAGTGGTGCTATTCAATCTAATGTCATTGGGTTTAGTACAGGTGTCACCATTACTGACATGAACTGTGAAAGAATTAAATTAGCTAGAAGCCTTTATTCAATGGGAATGAAAGTTGCAGGTGTTTCTATTCTTTGTCAAGACTCAAGAGTATTTGATGCTATGATTATGAGTGGCACACCCTGTCCATATATGTCATCTATTGGTGAAGATGCACTTGATTTATGGGAACAAAATCCAGATAAAGTTCCTCAAGGCAGTACAGCTTTAATTAAACCAGAACCAATTAAAGAGCCAACAAAAGAAGGGGATTGGGATGCAATTAAAGATTTTGGTCTTATTGCTCTTGGTATGCTTCTCATATTCTAAGGCACAAGACTGTTCTACTGATACACTAGGTTTATGTTCCCCCTCAGTCACAGATGTGATTGTTGAAGATAAAGTTATTGAAGAAGAAACTGATAGTACAGGCATTACTATTATTGAAACTATAACCACTACCACAACAACAACCACAGTCACTAATCAAGATAGTGGCGATTTATTAGACGGAACTAACGGATTTGTTTCTACATCTAAAGAAGGTGATATGGACTATGATTGGGGTGGACAAGGAAGTGCGTCTATGCCTACAGGAACATATTGTGGTGAATTAGGCACAGATAGATGTGCTGAGATTACTGACCCAAATTTAACCACTTTTTACCAAATAATAGATATTTCAGAACTAGATATTAATTATGGTGGTGAAACTCAATACACCATTAAAGTAGATAAACAGGATAAAGAAGATTCTATTTATATGAAAGTTACAGGTAGAAATGGAACAACTGAAATCTTTAATGGTACAGATGTATTATCAGCAACAGGAATAGATAGTGGATATCAGCAGTATTCTGGTAATTTTGATTTTTCTGGAAAACTAACAAACCTCATTGTTGAGGTTGGTGGCAGAGATATTAACTTATCAGTTGGTGTTGTCTTTGATGATGTGACTATTAATGTTCTCTACAATGTTATTGAAACAATCATTACTCAAGAAATAACCAAGCTAGAAACTTTTATTGCTTTGAATTTAGACCAACCAGAAATGATTGATGTCGCCAAAGATGTTTTTGAATTTAATGATGTATCTAAACAAGATGATTTTATTATGTTTGAACCCATAGAACCAGAACCAATGGAAATATCTTATGAAGCTATTGAAGCTGAATTAGATGCACCTGTGATTGAAGAAATAAAAATAGAAGAAGCATCGATGGAAGAAATCATAGAAGTGGAAATGGAAGAAATGGTAGAAGAAATTGTAGAAGAACCTGTAGAGGAAATAGAAGTCGCTAGTGTTGATGAACCTGTAGATGAACCTGTTGAAGAAACAAAAGAAGAACCGAAAGAAGATGTAAAAGAAACCAAACAAGAGAAGGCTAATAAGATAGTGAAAAAAATGGGTGATAAAGGTAAATATGATGCCAATAATCAAACAAAGACTTTAGTTGTCATGCAAGTATTAGCAGATAGTAAAAGTTTCTTTGAACAACCACAATTACCTCAGATACAAGGATTTTTTGATAATAGAACTTTGCCAGATAGAGAAATAATTGATAATAATATTTTGATGTATAACTTGTTTATGAACAATGATTTAGGACATAATGAATTAGTGGATTTACAATGGCAGAAATAGAATATCAAGGAATGAAATTTAAAGGTGGTAAAATCTTTATTATCATTTCACTTATTGGAACAATTATTGGTGGTGGATGGACTGGGTTTACCTTTTATCAAGATTACCTAGATATGAAGGAAAAAATACAATCCTACACTGCACCAGATTTAAGCCATATTGATGAACAAATAGCAGTCTTAAAATCAGAAGTTTCAATGGTATTAGAGGAAGTTAGCCTTGTTAATGATGTAGCCACTTCACTAAAGAATGACTTGCGTGATGATATTAAAACCATGAAATCGGATATAAGAGCCATAGATAAGGTAGTTAATGATATTGAAGATAGAGTTAAAGCTAATGAAAGAGAAATATCAGAAGATTTTAAGATTTTAGAAAAAGAAATAGATGATAAGATAAGAAAGGCACTTAATAACCCATTAGCAGGAGTACAATAATGGCAACAATAAAAGAAATAGAAAGTCAGTTAAGAAAAGCAAAAAAAGAATTGAGAGAATTGAGAACCCATAATCAGTTCTTATTAGAGAGATTAGAAAAGGCACACGAAAGAAATGCTGAAATCAGAAAACAAATGATGACTATGACATTTGATGATGTAATTAAAACACAAAAAGAATTAGCTGATTATCAAGAGAAGATTAAGAAGGATAAGGAACTAATAGAAACATTTGACAAACAGTCACAAGTTAAGTTAGATAGTAACCTCAATGGCGACACAAGCAGAGAAAATCAACAAGCTAGATAAAGAGATAGCCTTAATTCAAAAGGATATCTATGTCATTAAGAACAATCATTTAAAACATATTGAAAACGATATTAAGAATATAAAACTTGTAGGCTACACTGTTGCTATTGGTGTCTTTAGTCAGCTATTTATGTTAGTTAAAGAATTACTTTTCTAATGTCTAAAATCGTATTCCTGTTAGGGTGGTTTTGCCTTAATAGTGAATGTGTCAATGTAAACGAACAACACAAATCCGTAGAGGATTGCAAATCTCAAGGAATGTTATTAAAGTCAATGTTAGATGAACAAAATATTCGCAAATATTTTCTTTCTTGTATTGATATTACTTCACCCACCTACTAGAAAGCCATTTTGTTAAAATGGATGAGAAACAGCAAAAGGGTATAGCATCCGAACTTATTGCTGAATATTATTTAACCAAAGCAGGATATTTTGTTTATACCAAAAAATCAGTTCAATCCGCAGTGGATTTAGTCGCCATCAAGCCAGAAACAGGGGAAGTTCTTTTAGTAGATGTGAAAACCGCTAGTATCAGAATGAGTGGTGCAAAAATAGGTTCTACTATCCGCAGGGTATTATCAGATGAACAAAAACGCCTTAATGTCAATTTGTTATATGTTTATGAAAATAAGATGTGCGAATTGATTAGTTACAAAGGTGATAATATAATAACTAAAATTCTCAATGAAGTATTAGACTAGGAGGTATAATGAGAATAGTAAAAATAGGAAAAGAGATACGATTAACTATGACTAATGAAGAAAAAGCAGAAATAACGGAAAGAAATAGCTTGGATTTACATATAGGCTATTTAAACGTCTTACAGCAAGACATCAGTAAGGTTTTGACAGAATTACTCCCAAAGGTTAAAAAGAAGAATGGATATAAGTAAAATTCGTGAAGATTTAATTCTCAAAGAAGGCATCCGCTATAAAGCCTATGCCGACCCTATCTTAGGTGAAATCGCAATGACTACTGCCTGTGGACATTTGATAAAACTACCAGAGGAAGAATATTTATTAGAAAAAGAATTGACTATGGATGAAGTCATGGAACTTTTAGATAATGATATTCAAATTGCTATTACAGGTGCTAAGAAGTTTATTAACTTAGAAGAACATCCAGATGCCATACAAGAAACTATCGTTTCTTTAGTCTTTAATATGGGTTTACCTCGCCTACAAGGTTTTCGAAAAATGAAAGCCGCCTTAGAAGCTAAAGATTATGTTGAGGCACACAATCAACTTCTTGATAGTAAGTACGCAAGACAATTACCGCATAGAGCCAAAGACTATGCAGAAAAGATAAGGGATGCATAATGTTAAGTAAATTATTAGGTGGTGGATTAGTAGATAGTGTTGGAAAGATAGTTGATGAACTACATACTTCTGATGAAGAAAAAGCCGCCGCAAAAGCAAAACTTTTAGAATTAGAAAACCAAGTCAATCTGAAACAAATGGAAATAAATTTAGCTGATGCAAAGTCAGCGGCAACAGGTATTAGTGGAATGTTGCAAAGAAGTTGGCGACCTCTAATTGGAATGTCAGCGGCTCTAGGAATATTCTTTGAGTACGTTGCAAAACCATTTATCACATTCTTTTTAGCTGTATTTAAAATTGAAACTTTACCATTGCCAAGTTTGGACATGGGTGTTTTAATGCCTCTCGTTATGGCACTGCTAGGAATGGCAGGATTAAGAACATACGAGAAACAGAAAGGATTAAGCAAATGAGAAAACTTATTTGGAAACCTATCGAAGCTATCCTTGATTGGGCAGACCCGTATTGGAGTTGGTCAAATCTATGGAAGTTAATTATCGTGTTAGTGATTGTCTATTTTGGACATAATTTAATGCACTAATGATTACCACCACCTCAACCCTAGCAGTTTTAATCAAACCTAGAATAATTGGTAGTAAAGGTAGAACATTTAAAAAATTAACTTTTGGCAAAATCCCCATCAAGAAACCTAAGTTAAGAATAGGCAAAATAAAAAAGGCGAGATGAAAACCTCGCCTTTCAATATACACACAAACTTTCCTTTCTGTTTGTTAATTCAAGTATAATGAAAAAAAAAACTGAAACAATACTCTACCTAGAATTTTACGACCATTCATCATCCACTAACTCTTGGCAAGAATACAGAGAAATCTTAGCTGATTTATCCCCAGAAAATAACATTATGAAAGTAGTAGGCAAACTCCTAGAAGAAACCGATATAGCCTATAAATTAACCACCATGTGGGGTGAAGATTGTGCAGGTTCTGGACATTCTATAATCAAATCCACTATTGAACGAGAACTAAGGTGGGAAGTACCCATAATTATACCCAAAAAACCGTTTTTAAGGCACTTACAGTAGGGTTTTAATCTTTTTGTGAGGTTAGATTGGGCTACCTCGTAAAAGATAGCCCAAACAGGAGGAATAGTGTTAAAAGAAAATGTTTATGCTAAAAACACTATCTAAAATCTAGCAATTTATTGAGATAATTCAATTCCCAAATAATTATAAAAAAAGTTATAAAAAGATTTGACAAATAGTTATAAATAATTTATAAAATAGATATGAACAAAAACACAGGAGTTAAGAAAATGAAAATCGGTGACAAGGTTGAAGTTAAATGGCACAAACAAAACGAAATGTGGTTAGAAGGTGTTGTTGTTGGATTTACACCAAAAAGAATAAAAGTAGATTTAACTTGGGCGTTAGATTTTTATGGTAAAGAAGTTCACATTCAGAACTTTGCACCCAATAACGTAAGATTAGAAAAGGGGACTGCCTAAGGGCAGTTCCTCACAGGAGGTACAAATGAAAATTAATAAAGAACAAATCAAAACATCAACTAATGCTTTAAATATTTGGTCAAATACAGAAAAAGAAATGTTTGATGAAAATGGTAATTTAAACATTGGTCATTATTTTTCTTTCTATCGTAATTTTGAATTATGCAAGATTGACTATGATGGTGAAGCAAAATTGATTTACAAAGGAAAATCTAAACAAGACCTTTGGAACTACATTCAATCATTAATTAAAAAAGCAAAGGAGGTACAATAATGTTTAACTTAGCTATGACTACATTCGTTCATATAGGAATGATTGGTTTTATTTTATATTTTATTAAGGAGTTGTTTGATAAATGAGTGTGTTTTACGAATGGCAAATGATTTCTGCTGATGAAAATAGATATGTAGAATATTTTGATAATTTAAATGAGTTATCAGAAATGGTTTCAAATATTAAAAAGGAGCATAATCCTAATTTTAAATATTCAATAAGATTAGTTCGTTGGTGCAATTCAGAAGGAAGAACTGATGAATTTTATATTGAAAATAATAATTTAATGAAAGTTGGTGATTATGGTTTTAAGTGTCCAAAAAAATATTTGAAAGAGTTAGATAATTATGAACATTTAAAAATGGAAGGAGGTGCAAAATAATGACTGACATCAAAGCTAAAATACTAAAGTTTGGTGGTAAACAAAAATCTACTGAAATGTTTACTACCATTAAAGTAAGAAAAAAAGATGTAGTGAAGATTAGACAAACTCTAAAAGATATGGGTTTATCTATGACACTAACAGATGCGTTTACATTCGCAGTCAACAACACATTCGGAGGTAAATAATGAAAGAAGATGTTTGTAAAGTATGTGATGGAAATGATTATATTATTGATGAAGATAATCATGTTCATCAATGTCCACTTTGCACAGCACTGGGAAAACTATATGAACCACAGGAGGTAGAAAATGAAACCAGAACTGAAACCATTTCAACACATCATTGATATTTTAATTAATCGTGATGGTTGGATTAAACTACCATTATTTGACAGGCAGGAGGTTAAAATAAATGGCAAAACTAAGTACACTACTGTTAATACTTCTAGCAAGTTGTACATATACCCCTATAAATGATAGCAGGGGTAATAATGGAAAAGAAGTCGCCTATCGTTTCAATGATGACTTACAAACTTGCCGAGCCATTGCTAAAGAAAATACTTCTGACGCATTGGAAGCAACTAAGGTTGTCTATAATTGGTATGTGCGACCCTCACTTCTTTGGCTACCAGATAAGTGGGAATACGACTATAAACAAATGGTAAATACTTGCATGACAAATAGAGGTCATAGTATATTATCGAAAGACTAAGACAGGAGGTCTTAATGACAAAACTACTAGAGGCGTTAGAAAACGCAAAACAAAACTTTAAAACTTTAGAGAAAAGTGGAAAGAATAATTTTTTCAAAACTCAAAACGGAGTTCATACTTATTCTACACTAGAAGATATTTTTAAATCTTGTAAAGACGCACTTTACGATAATAAATTATCTTTGCATTATACTCTTAGCTTTGAAGATAACATTCAGTATCTAATAACAACACTTACTCACATTGATACGAATGAATCAATACATTCTAAATCAGCAATCGGAACAGTACAAAGTACACCCCAACAAATTGGAAGTGGTATAACTTATTTTAGAAGATACCACATTCAAGCTATGCTGAACTTAGAAGCAGATTTTGATGATGATGGAAATATTGCATCAAATGTAAAACAACCAACCCAACAACCAATCAAACAAACAACCAAAGGAGGTTTATAATGGCTAATTGGTTAAATTTATTTAGAAACGACAGAAAACAAGATGGTGACAGTCAACCACTATACAAGAACGCAAAAGTAGTTTTTGAAAGTGATGTTACCTTAACAGCAGGTATTCCATACGAAGTAGCTTTATGGAAAAAAGACCAGACAAATAATGGTAAGCCTACTGACATGGTTTCAATCAAAATTGAACCCAACACATTCTTAATTAACGAAGGCGAAATTAAGGTAGAAGAAACTGACAAACCGCCATTCTAAAATTATTAAGGATAAGAAATATATGCAGTGGGTGTGTGAAAACCACCCCTGCTATATTTGTAATTTAGAAGGAAAATTAAATTATTCTCAAATACAATTTCATCATCTTCAAGGAAAGTACCGAGTAGGTGCTATGATTAGAGATGACAGTGTTGGCATACCTTTATGTTTTCCCTGTCATTCAATCTTTCAAAAAAGAGGTGAAAGGTTATATTGGGAAGAAATAAACATAGACCCAATACACTATGCTAAAGAACTCTGGGAGGAGTACAATGAAACTAGAAAACTTTAAGAAATGGGATTTACTCCCTATGTCACCATCCAAATTAAATGGATATAGAAACTATACTTGCCAATTTATTATAGAAAAAATTTATAAAAGATTAGGCACTTCATCACCACCTGCTTTAGCAGGAAATGTTGTAGAAGATATGCTTTATAAATATCTTCAAGGAAATTATGTAATACCAAATTTACATACAGCAGAATTTAAAGCTGAACTTTTAGAACATCCAAAAAAAGAAGATGTAGATAAATATGTAGATTTAATTCCTAAAATGTTTGAACAAGCAACAAAATTTAAAAATGTTGTTAAAGGAATGAAATTACATTCTTATCAAGAAGAACTATTTACTGAAGTCTTAGGAATACCATTTAGAGGATTTAGTGACTTTGTTTACAAAAAAGGAAAAAAACTTTTTATGTATGACTTAAAGACTAAAGGCAGAATGGCTATTAACCATTATGATAAACTTCAGCAATGGTTTTACCGCAAGGCACTACAAGAAACCTATAAGATGGATGTTGAATGTTTTTTATTTATTGTCACCCCAAGTAAATCACATCTTGAACCCATAGAATTTACTGATGAGTTTGAGATTGAGATTAACAATGGATTAAAAAGTATGAACAGGGTTTTAGAGTTATGTGACAAACCGAAAGATTTTGCTTTTTTATATCAACCAAACTTAGATGATTTTATTTGGCGAAGTAAACATCTCTATCAAGCTAGAAAGGATATCTGGGGTGTTTAATAACGATAATAAATTCGATATTGATTTAAGTAAGGCTCAGATAAGAGAAAAAGAACTTAGAGATATATTAGGTAAATCCAAAGTAGAAGTTAAGACAGATTCTATTTGGAAAGGTTCTAAAAACTTAGCAGTTGAATTTAGATGTAGAGGAAAACCCTCTGGAATATCTGTTAGTGAAGCTGAATATTATGCATTTATTTTAGATGCTAATACCTACACCGAAGGAATAATAATTATTCCCATAGAGAAATTATTATATTTAGCTAGAAAATTTTACAGAATGGGAAAAGTAAAAAATGGTGGTGATGACAATGCATCAGAAATGGTACTTATCCCTATTACTGAATTTGTAAAATAATGGGTAAATACAGGGGGTATGTGCCTAAAAGCCAAAGAGATATGGTTAAGTGTATAGACTGTTATCGTAAATATACTAAATTCATGTCAATTAAAATTAATCAGTACACAAATGAATACAAATGTATTAGATGTTATAACGGAGGTAATAATGGACAAGAAAATGATATTCGTATCGTACTTTCCAGACGATATGTTAAATGGATGCATGACTTTGAGTTCAAATGCAGAACTAGCATTTAGAAGAATAGTAGATTTAATTTATACGAATGATGACAGGTTATTTGATGACGCTGTTATCTGGGAATTAATCACAAGAGGATTTAACCAAGATATTGATAGAGTCAAATCTGAACTCATTAAAAAAGGCAAAATCTACATAGAGAACGAACAAATCAAGAATAAAAGATGTAGTAAAGAAATAATTGCTAGTAAAGAAAGGCACGAAAAGGCTAAAAAAGGTGCTGAAGCTAGGTGGGGTAAACCAAGCATATCCGATGCAGATGCGATGCATATGCCATCTAATACCCAATACCTAAAACCTAATACCTATAAAAATAATATATATATACACTTTGATAAATTCTGGGATGATATCTGTTATAAAGTCAGTAAAGGACAGGCAAGAAAAAACTACCTTAAAATCAGCAAGGATTGGATTGAGAAACCAGAAGAACTTAGCAAGTTATATAATCAATACTACAATGCATTAAAAGATAAAGAATTTGCACAACATCCAAGCACTTGGCTCAATGCAGAGGGGTTCTTAAATGAAGGTTCTAGTGTTAAAGAAAAAACAGAGGAGGAAATGCGAGAATGGAAGTTTAATGGTGATGTAGAGATGAGAAAAAAGGGAATAAAGCCTTTATCTTGGTCAGTTGATTATATTAGAGAGTTAGATAAAGCTATTGAGAATAGCGGTTAATAAATTGGATTTTAGCCCATTCTCTATCTTGTTCTTTAAATTCTACTTCTACAAACTTGTCAATGCCTTTAGGACTATTATCAAACTTGAACAGGTTAAGAAAAAAACTGATAGATTTGTTAGTAATATTGTAAACATTCATTGTTGCAATCTACTCACTAACAACTACATTTGAATTATCAATATGAGAAAACAGTTATGTCACAACCGCAAAGTTATATTATTGTAGAGAATGATGACGGAAGTTTTACTGCTTATGTTAATTTTGGTAATTACTTATCCAAAGAAGAAGCAGAACAAAGTCTTAATTTAGCCATGAAGATGTTAGGACTACAAATAACAACAACCCCAACAATCCATTGAAACATTTAAGAGTATTATCTTTAGGTGCAGGTGTTCAATCAAGCACCCTTGCCTTAATGATTGAGAAGGGTCAAGTGCCTATGGTTGATTGTGGTATTTTTGCTGACACTGGTGCTGAACCAAAAGAGGTTTATGATTGGTTAGAATATTTAAAATCACAACTTAGTTATCCAATTTATATTTTATCAGAGAAAAATTTAAAGAAAGATATTGAAGATTATACAAATGGAAATTTCAAATTTGCTAGTATTCCATTTTTTATGAAAAATTCTGAAACAGGGAAAACAGGAATTATGAAAAGACAATGTACTGCTGATTATAAAATAAAACCTGTTGTTAAAAAAGTTAGAGAATTATTAGGTTATAAAAAAGGTGAAAGGGTTGCTAAAGATACTAAAGTAGAAATGGTAATGGGTATTTCTTATGATGAAATGCAAAGAATGAAAACTAACCAACATTTTTATATTGAAAACGAATATCCTTTAGTAGAATTAGCTATGCGTAGGCATCACTGTATTGAATGGATGGAAAAAAATAATTTTCCTAAACCACCAAGAAGTGCTTGTACTTTTTGTCCATTTCACTCAAACGCAGAATGGCGAAGAATTAAAGAAAATAAAAGAGATTGGGAGGAAGCAGTGCATATAGATAAAATATTAAGAAAATCTACAAAGATGAAAGAATATGATGAAGTTTATTTACATCAAAGTTGTGTTCCTTTAGAGGAGGCAGATTTAAGAGAAAAAGATGACCAAACAGGACAATATTCATTATTAGATGAATGCGAAGGGATGTGTGGAATATGAATATACTTCAAAAATCTATCTCTGATATCAAGCCTTACAATAGAAACCCAAGAAAGAAGAAGAATATTCAAAAAGTTGCGAACAGCATAAAAGAATTTGGTTTTCAACAACCGATTGTTGTAGATAGAGCAGGAGTTATCATTGCAGGACATTCAAGATATGAAGCGGCAAAAATCTTAAATTTAACTTCTATCCCTGTATTGATTGCTGATTTATCGCCAGAAAAAGCAAAGGCATACAGAATAGCTGATAACAAAACTAATGAAGATAGTGAATGGGATTTTTCCTTACTGAACAAAGAATTTACTGACTTGCTAGATATTAATTATGATTTAGAGGTTACTGGCTTTGATACTAAAGAACTTGAAGATTTCTTTACATTTGATAAAGAAGATGATGTACCCAAGATAAAGACAGAGAAATCCTGTCCTAATTGTGGTACAAAATTAAAATAGGTACACTCTACCAATGAAAGAGGAAATAAAATGGCAAGACCGAAGAAATACGATATTAATGGGGAGGAAGTTCAAAAACTAGCATCATATGGATGTACCAATAAAGAAATCGCAGATTTTTATGGATGTAGTGCCGACCTTATTGAAAAGAGTTATTCGGAATTTACAACAAAAGGCAGAGGTGTGAAGAAACTGCGTTTAAGACAGATACAATGGAAGATTGCCGAGAATGGTAATGCGGCTATGGCTATCTGGCTAGGTAAGAATGAATTGGGTCAATCAGATGGTGGTGTAATGACAGATGATAACCAACCATTAGCTTGGTCAGTTGATTAGTGCCATTAAGTAATCCTCAAAAAGAAATCCTAGAATGTGATAAGAGATTTAGAGTATTAATCACAGGAAGAAGATTTGGTAAGACATTCTTATGTATTCAAGAATTAGCTAAATTTAGCAGATATCCTAAAAAGAAAGTTTGGTATGTAGCACCCACTTATCGTATGGCTAAAGATATAGTCTGGAATGATTTAGTTGACCGAATGACTAAACATAAATGGTTAAAAAAACTGAACCATAGTGATTTACGATTAACATTAAGAAATGGCAGTGAAATATCTTTAAGAGGTGCAGATAATGAAAATAGTTTGAGAGGTGTGGGATTAGATTTTCTTGTCATGGATGAATTTGCTGATGTAAAAGAACACGCATGGTATGAGGTATTGCGACCAACTTTATCTGATAAGAATGGTTCAGCATTATTTTGTGGTACACCCAGAGGTTATGGTAATTGGAGTTATAATCTATTTACAAAAGAGAATGAGGATGAACAATGGAAGTCATTTCAATTTACTACATTAGATGGTGGACAGGTATCAGCTTCAGAAGTACAACAAGCCAAACAAGACTTAGATGAAAGAACATTTAATCAAGAATATATGGCATCATTTGTTAATTATGCAGGACAGATTTATTATAACTTTGATAGAAAAGAAAACGTCTTAGATGACTACAAGCCAGAAACAAGTGAAATCCATATAGGCATGGACTTTAACATTGACCCCATGTCCGCAGTTATATCTGAACTAAAAGGAAATAATATTTATGTATATGATGAAATTGTCATCTACAGTAGTAATACTGACGAAATGGTTCAAGAAATCAGAAATAGATTTAAAGATAAGCATATATTTATATATCCAGACCCTGCATCAAAACAAAGGAAAACTTCAGCAGGTGGTGTCACTGATTTAGCTATACTTAAGAACGCAGGTTTTCATTTACGAGTAAGAAACAATCATCCACTGATTAGAGATAGAATAAATGCGGTGAACACCAAACTAAAGAACGGAGTAGGTGACAGAACATTATTTATTGCAAAAAAATGCAAAACTATGTTAAAAAGCATTGAAAGACAAATTTACAAAGAAGGAACGACTGTGCCAGATAAGGACAATAATTACGACCACATGAATGATGCATTAGGATATTTAGTGGAGTATTTATATCCTGTCAAAAGACAGTTCACACCAAGTAAACCCCAGAGGTGGAGTTAATGGCATTATACAGTAGAGAATTTTTAACACAAAAACACAAACATTATGAAGAAAAGTTTGCCGATTGGCACTTTCATTTGATGTCCTATCTTGGCGGACAAGATTACCAGAATGGATATCAGCTTAACCGATATATTTTAGAAACTGATGAGGAGTATCTCAAACGAGCAGAAAATACTCCGATTGACAATCATTGTAAGAATGTGGTGCAAATCTATTCGTCTTTCCTTTTCCGAGTACCACCAACAAGAAACTATGGTTCATTAACAGGTGATGAACAGCTAGATAGTTTTATTAATGATGCTGATTTAGATGGCAGGTCGTTTAACAATGTAGTTAGAGAAATGCAAATGAACGCATCTATCTATGGTACTTGTTGGGCAGTGCTAGATAAACCTGCGGTACAAACACAATCAAGAGCAGAAGAATTACAATTAGATATCCGACCCTACATCAGCTTATATACTCCAGAGAATGTTTTGAATTGGAACTTTGAACGAGGCATTAATGGTAAATATGTTTTAACCTCACTAACACTACTAGAAGATTTATTTGATGACATGGCAACTATTAGAGTTTGGACTATGGAAGATATTACTACTTACAAAGTTGCAGAATTTACAAAAGGCTATTCAACTTCTAAACCTATGTTGATTGATGAAATGCCAAACCAACTAGGTAAAGTTCCTGCTGTAATATTATATAACCAAAAATCTCAAAGACGAGGTATTGGTATATCTGATTTGAATGATGTAGCTGAATTACAGAAAGCTATTTACAATGACTACTCAGAGATTGAACAACTTATCAGATTATCTAACCACCCAAGTTTAGTTAAGACACCTAATGTAGAAGCTAGTGCAGGTGCAGGTTCTATTATTGAAATGCCAGAAGATTTAGACAGCAACTTAAAACCCTATCTCATTCAACCATCTTCACAGTCATTAGATGGCATAATGAATAACATCAATATGAAAGTAGAATCTATCAATAGAATTACACACATGGGTGCAGTAAGAGCCACCGAAGCTAGAATACAGTCTGGCATAGCCTTACAAACTGAGTTTCAATTATTAAACGCAAGACTTAGTGAGAAAGCTGATTATTTACAAAACGCAGAAGAACAAATCTGGAAGTTATTTGCTGAATGGCAAGGTAGAGAATTTGATGGTGAAATCATTTACCCAGATAGTTTCAACCTTAGAGATTATGCATCCGACTTACAGTTCTTACAAATGGCAAAAGCAAGTGGTGTTCAATCTGATAGTTTCTTAAAAGAAGTAGATAAACAAATCGCTAGAGCAGTTGTAGATGATGATGAAAAGATTAATACTATAGATGGTGAGATAGACGCAAAGGCAGTCACTATTGGACAATTTTCAACACCAACAATAGAGGGTGAAGAAATTGAAGAAGCGTAGAGTTCCTAAAGATAAGAAAACTAAAGTACCCAAGAAATATTTATCAGGTCTAAAAGGTGCTAAGAGAGCAAGACGAGCATCATTAATCAAAAGAGTTTCAGCTTTGTATAAAGCAGGGAAAAGAATCCCCATGTCATTATTGCGTTCAAGGACAAAAGCATAATGGCAGTAAGAAGAAAACCTTTATCAGCTACAGTAGTCGCTACACTTAAAAGAAAAGCAAAGGCATCAAAGAGATATACTTATGGAACACTAGCAAAAGTATATCGTAGAGGACAGGGTGCGTTTTTATCAGCAGGTAGTCGCAGAGTTCCTATGGCGGCTTGGTCTATGGGTAGAGTAAACTCATTCCTACGAGGTAGTCGCAAACACGACTTAGACTTACGCAAAAAGAAAAAGTAAAAGGCAAGACTGTTTCAGTTAATGATTTCTATAACTGGACACATCAACAACATGGTCAAAAGAAATGCTTTTGTGGTAAATTTGCCTGTATAGGTTTTAATTATAGATATGGTATGTTAGAACTATTATGTTTTAAACATTACGAAGAAAGGAAGCATAATGAAACTAACCAAGAAACAAAAGAAACTACCAATGGCTCTGCAAAAAGCTATTATGAAAAAAAAGAAAAAGAAAGGAAAGTAATATGCCAAAACATTACGGAAAAACAAAATCAGTTAAATCTGCTATGAAGATGAAGAAAAGAAAGAAGAAAAAGAAATAGTGGCAAAAAGACGTAAAAAAGCACCTAGAGGTTATCATTATATGCCAGATGGTAGATTAATGAAAAACTCAGCACACAAAAAAAGGAAGAAAAAATAATGGCTATTTATAGAGGTCGTCAAGTTAAGCTGAATAAACCATTTAGAACCCCAAGCAAATCAAAAAAGTTTGGTGTTTATGTAAAGAATAAAGCTACAGGTAATGTTCAGATAGTCAGATTTGGCGACCCTAACCTATCTATTAAGAAAAATATCCCTGCTCGACAAAGAAGTTTTATGGCTAGATTTAGACCCATATTAGCCAAAGTCAAAGGACAGAAAAACCTATCCCCTGCCTATTGGGCAGTGCAATCATGGAAAAAAGGTTTTAAGATTTGATGAATGGCAAAACAAGAAATACTAAACAAATTAATTGATACTCACGAACAAAGAGTTATTGGCGTACTTAAAAAACTTGAAGATGACATTATTGCTGACTTAACCAAATCAACCGCAGGTGGTGAAAAGCTAACCACCCAACTAGCAGTTCAACTTAGACCGAACCTAAAAAAATTAATTGAAGAAAACTATCTATCAGAAGTAGATGATATTATCCGTAGTGACTATGATGAGATTATCAAAGAATATCAGAAGTTTATTAAACCACTACCTATCCCTGCAAGGTTTAAGTCATTAACGAAACCTAATCTGGAAGTCATTAACCAACTAAAGTTTTTATCTTTTAGTGGGTTTGAAGATATTGCCAACACCTATCTAGACACATTAGCTAACGAGGTTTATCAATCCGCTATTGTAGGCAAAGACTTCAGAGATATGGTAAAAAATATTAGAGCCAAAATAAATGGCGTTTACCAGAGAAGTGATGAAACAGAAATCAATCGCCTTGTAGATTTCATAGACAAAAATAGATACTCCAACAATGCTAGTATCAAGGCACAAGTATCTGTAGCGAAAGAAACACTACAGTCTAAATATGCCGCTGATATTTATGGCGATAATATGCGAAGATATGCAAGTCAAATGGCACACGATAGTTTGATGCAGTTTGACGGACAGTTTACCAAATATAAAGCCGCTGAAGCAGGGATAACTAATTATAAATATACAGGAACGAATATTGTGACTACACGACCCTTTTGTAGAAATAACCTCAATAAAGTGTTTTCAGAACAAGAAGCCATTGATTTATGGGCATCTACTAGGTGGGCAGGAAAGTCTGGAACTGACCCATTTATCAATAGAGGCGGATATAGATGCCGCCATAGCTTTATCCCATACGACCCAGAGTGGGAAAATTTGATTGAAGAATAGAAATTTTTTATATATCTCTTAAATAAATACTAACTAAAGGAGTATATTATGTCTGACGAGAATAAAACGGAACAGGTGGAAGCAACAACAACAGAAAATGTAGAAGTAAAACAAGAAGAACCTAAAAAGGAATATACCAACAATAAAGGGATGCAAGTTGACATTGACAAAGTTGTTGGTGAAAGATTAAGTCGCAGAGAAAGACAAATTGCTGAAGAACTTGGGGTTCAATCACTTGATGAAGCAAAACAAGTTATTGAAGAAAGAAAAAAAGCAGAAGAAGAAAAGCAGATTGAACGAGGTAAATTTGATGAAGTCATCAAAAAGAAAACTCAAGAATATAATGAAAAACTTTCTAAATTAGAAAGTGAGTTAAGAGATGAAAGAGTTGATAAGCAATTAATCAATGCGGCATCAAAACATAAAGCCATCAATCCAGAACAAATCAAATCTCTATTAAAGAATAATGTCCATTTAAACAAAGATGGCAAAGTAGAAGTTGTTGATTCTAATGGAACTCCACGTTATAACAAGGATGGTGACTTATTGACTGTTGATGAGGCAGTACAAGAGTTTTTAACGCAGAACGCACATTTCCAAGCGGCAACTCCCTCTGGGAGCGGAAGTGTGTCTAATGTGGGTCAGTCAACTACGCAAAAGACTTTAAACATTGCGGACTTAGATATGAGTAACCCTGCCGATAGAAAAGCATACGCTGAGTATCGCAAATCTAGAGATAGTGTTACTGCAATTAACTTAAAAAAATAAACGAAAGGTAAATAACAATGGCAAACGAAAGCACAAGTTCAACGTTAAGTGAACTATATACAGAAATCGTTGCTGAAGCTGAGTTCGTAATTCAAGAGCAATCAATAATGAAGAACTTGGTAAAAAACTACACTATCGCAGGTGGTGGTAAATCCGTAGAAGTACCGATTTACTCAGCTATCGCGGCGGCGGCAGTTAATGAAGCAACTGATTTATCAAACACTGCAGTAAATCCGTCATCAGTGACAATTACTGCATCAGAAGTAGGCGTAATGACTACACTAACTGATTTAGCGAGAAACTCCGCGCCAAGAAACGTAGCGGCAGATATCGGTAGATTATTTGGTGAAGGTATTGCAAAGAAAATAGACCAAGACTTAATCGCATTATTTGACGGATTTTCAGTCACATTAGGCGATGGTACAGCGGCTATTACAGCAGCTTCTATCTTCAATGCGGCATCAACACTAAGAGCAGAGGGTTTACCTCTTAATGAGTGTTATGCAGTATTACACCCAAAAATTGCTTTTGACTTAAAAGCAAACTTAACAAACACATTTGCAAACCCAAATGCAGGTGATTTACAGAACGAAGCATTAAGAAGCGGTTTTGTAGGTCAGATTGCAGGTATTAGTGTATTTGAAACTTCAAATATGTCTAACACAGGTAATGCAGGTGACTATAAGGGTGCAGTATTCCATAAGGATGCATTAGCAATCGCTATGATGCAAGACATCAAAATTGAAACACAGCGAGATGCTAGTCTTCGTGCAGATGAGGTGGTCGCATCTGCAGTGTACGGAGTAGGCGAATTGCACGATAGTTATGGTGTTGAATTACACTTTGATTCATCTATTCAGTAGTATAGAGTATGGGTGGGGATATACTCCCCACCTGTTAAATGTATAAAGGAACGATTATGGAATTAGTTAAATTAAAAAAAGGCGATAAAGTTATTACCAGAACAAAATTTGATTATGAAAAAAATTTTATTCATTGGAAAATGAGAGGTTTTGAATTACTAGAAGATAAACCCGCACCAAAAAAAACTAAGAAGAAGAAAGAAGATTAATGGCGGCAACATCAGTATTCTCAGTAGTTAGTGCAAACATGACAGATTATCAACCAGATATTCTGGGTTATGGTATCACTGATTTTGATACTCAATTACAATTTGCAGAAGATGATGTTATTAGACAAATTAGAGAAGAATGGTGGGAAAGATATCGCCATACAGTCAGATATAAAGATATTACTAAAGTCACTACATTAGAATTAGATAGTTCTAAATTAACACCTGCACAGTTTAAAAGAGCCACTATTTATAAAGCATTAGCAGAATATATTTATCCTCAATTAACGAAATGGAAAGACCCACAAGGTGGTGATGGACAAGATGCTTTCCAAGTTCAAATAGAATTTTACAGAGCCAAATATGCAGAAGAATTTAACGCAGTATTAAGAGATGGTGTTGAATATGATGAAGATGGCGATAGCACAGTTAGTGCTAGTGAAAAAGAACCGATACATCATTTAAGATTAGTTCGTTAATGGTAGCGAGTGTTCGCATCAAGGACAATTCTGTTCAAGTAAGTAAATCACTTCAAAAAGTATCTAGACAAGTTCCTAAAGCTATTAAAAGAGCCTTAGCTAATGCAACTGCTTTTGAGATTGCGGCTATTAAAGACCGAACCCAAAGCAAAGGCATAGATTTTAGAGGCAGAGCATTTAAACCTTATTCCCCTAAATACAAAAGAAGATTAGTAAAACAATCTGGTGTTGTTGATTTAACAGATACAGGACAAATGTTTAGTTCATTAACAAGTAAAGTAACACCAAGTAAAGGTGAATTATTTTTTAGACAAGCATCAGCTAATAGAAAAGCCTTTTTCCATGATGAAGCAGGTGTAGGTAGAAAAAAGATTATCCGACCCTTTTTTAGAATAAGCAAAAAAGAAGAAACAAATATTGAAAAGATATTCTTTAATGTGTTAGAAAGAGAACTGAGATTATGAGTAAAAGAGAAGATATAGCGGCAAATATAATTACTGTATTAGATGCAGTCACTTCACCTATTGAATTAGTTAAAATAACTCGTGAACCATTTTTACCAGAGGAATTAGCCGATACACAGTTTCCTGCAATATATATTTCTACAGGTGATGAGGTAAGAGAGGATTTTTCATTAGGTGATACTGCGGCAGGAAAAAGAAGTGGTACAATAGATTATGTATTAGTTGGATATGTTAAAGGAACAGAAACCAATCTAGATACCAAAAGAAACCAATTAATTGAGGTTATAGAAGAAACTTTAGATGCTGATAGAACTAGAAGTGGAAACGCATTAGAAACCAAAATAGTGGAAGTTAGTTCTGATGAGGGAACATTATATCCTTTAGGTGGGATAAGAATTGTGGTAAGAGTATTTTATGAATTTGTACGAGGTACAGCATAATGGCTAAAAGAGTTAAGCTATACAAAGATGGTAATTCCATAGAAGTATGGGATAATAATATAGACAAGTTTCTTGCGAATGGTTATAAACTAGAAGCAGAAAAAAAATCTACAAAAAAGAAAAAGGTAGATGAAGATAAACAAGAAGGAGTAAACGAATGGCAACACATGTCGGAACAAGCGGACTTGTAAAGTGGAATGGCTCAAATACTGTAGCTGAAGTCACAGGCTTTTCCTTATCAGAAACAAATGACACTGTAGAGGATACTAGCCTTACAGATTCAGCAAAAAGTTATCTGGTATTAAGAAAAGATGCAACTGCAACTGTAGAATGTCACTGGGATGAAACTGATTCTAATGGACAAGAAGCATTAGATGTTGGAACAAGTGCAACTTTGGAATTATATCCAGAGGGTGCAGATGCAGGTGATGCATACTACACAGCGACTGCAATCGTAACTGGTGCAGATGTAGCAGTCACTATGGATGGCACAATTACAAGAAACTTTACATTCCAAATCTCAGGTGGCGTAACTCACAACACTGTATAATAATTTATGTCAAAAGATTATTTGGAAGGTGCTATTCAGCACTTTAAACACCAAGAGATAAAAATTATTGAGGTGGAGGAATGGGGTTTAGTAGGCGATGACGCCATTTATGTTAAACCCTTTACGTTACTTGAGAAAGCAGAAATATTTAAAGGTTCTAATGATAATGACCTTACTGTTTTAATTGATGTTATTGTAAAAAAAGCAGAAACCAAAGATGGGCAAAAAATGTTTGATTTACAAAGCAAGATTAGAATGAAGAAGTTTGTAGACCCAGATATCATTGGTAGAGTTGCTAGTCAAATTCTCGGAACATCATCAGATACTAAAGACTTAAAAAAAAACTAAATTCTGATTCCAATTTCAGATTTCATTTTTTCTTAGCAGAAAAGCTACATAAAACTATCGGTGAAATTCTACAGATGCCTGTAGAAGAATTTAATATGTGGGTAGTTTATTATAACCTCAAACACGAAGAAGAACAAAAAGCATTGAATAAAGCAAAGATGCAAGGTAAAAGAAGATAATGACTAAAAGACTAAATATTGACATTATCGCTAAAGATAAATCTCAACAAGCCTTAAAACAAGTTCAAGGCAATCTTAATCAAACAAAAGCATCAGTAATAAATCTTAAAAATGCCTTAGTAGGTTTGGGTGTAGGTGCTGTTGTAAAGTCATTTGTTGATGTAGGGAAAGAAGTAGAAAGCCTACAAGTTAGATTTAAATTTTTATTTGGTAGCTTAGAAGAAGGTCAAGTTGCATTTGATAATTTAACTACATTTGCAGGTAGAGTACCTTTTTCACTAGAACAAATATCAAGAGCCTCTGGTAATTTAGCGGTTGTAGCTAAAGACGCAGAAGATTTAAATAGGGTTTTAGAAATAACAGGTAATGTAGCCGCTGTCACAGGATTAGATTTTGAAACCACATCTAGTCAAATTCAAAGAGCCTTTTCTGGTGGTATTGGTGCGGCAGATTTATTTAGAGAAAGAGGTGTTAGAGCCTTATTAGGTTTTCAAGCAGGTGCAAAAGTCACCGCAGAAGAAACAATAGCAAGATTTGAAGAATTATTTGCAGGTGATGGTGAATTTGCTAAAGCCACTACAGATTTAGCAACTACACTTGAAGGTACTCTATCAATGATAGGGGATAAATATTTTGGATTTCAAAAAAGAGTATCACAAGAATTTTTTGATGAATTAAAAGGAGAATTTAAAGCATTAGATACTTTTTTTGCTAATAATGAAAAACAAATTGATGAACTTGCTCAATCAATAGGAAAAAGTTTAAGTGTTGCCATCACAACACTTGCTGATGGTGTTCGTTTTGTTAATGAAAATTTTGAAACATTTAAAAAATTAGGTATGGCAGTAGCTGTATTTGGTTTATCAAAAGCATTTTTAGCACTTGCAGTTGGGATTGGTAGAGCATCTATTGCAATGCTTAAATTTAATAGAACTGCAATGAAAAATCTCATTGGTTTACTTGCCGCCGCAGGTTTTATTATTGCAGACACTACAGGAAAATTAGATGATTTTTTTAAATTATTTGAAAAACCAAAAACAATAGAAGATTTGTCTGCTGAAGTTGATGTATTATCAGCAGAATTAGAATCATTAGCAGATGTTCGTGACCCAAAATTTGGTCTTTTACAATCTGAAGCAAAATTATTAAAAGAAGAATTAAATAAATTAAGACAAACATTTAAACCAACATCAACAGAATTTGAGAATATTGGTTTTTTAATAGAAGAAGTCAATAATGCTTTAAGCAGTTTACCATTTAGAGAAATTAATATTGGTTTTGAAGAAACAGAAGAAAGTGTCAGTGCATTAAGACAAGCTATGGAAAGTTTTGATAAAGGTTTTCAAGATGCTATGACTAAAGCTATTGAAACTAATGATGAATTTGAAAAATTAGGAAGTAAAGCGTTCAATGGATTTGCTGATAGTTTAACTGATGCCATAATGACAGGTAAAGCAAGTTTTAAAGATTTTGCCAGAAGTTTATTAGCTGATTTATTGAGAATTATTATTAGACAAAGACTTGCTCTAGCATTGCAAAAAGCATTTGAGGTTGGTAGAGGTATTAGTGGTGGTGGAGGTATAATAGGAAGTATTGGGAAAGTTTTAGGTTTTGCAGATGGTGGCAGACCACCTGTTAATAGACCAAGTTTAGTGGGCGAAAGAGGTGCTGAATTATTTCTGCCAGATACAGCAGGAACAATTATACCTAATGAACAATTACCTCAAATGACAGGAACAACTAATATTAACTTCACTATCAATACTGTGGATGCACAAGGTGTTGATGAATTACTTACAAATAGACGAAGCACTATAATTAATGTTATTAATGATGCTTTAAATAGACAAGGGAAGGAAGCATTAGTTTAATGAGTGGTACTTATCCAACATCACCACAATTTAGGTCAATCGGTTTTACATCAGAACAAAAAACAATTACATCTACTACTGATAGTGGAAAGATGTTTTCAGTTCAAGTGGATGGGCAAAGATGGAAGTTTTCAGCTTCATATCCACCTATGACAAGACAGAGATTCGCACCTGTTTATGCTTTTATAATTAAACAACGAAGTCAAAAAGAAACATTTCAAATAGTTCCACCTGTGATTTCTAGTGCTAAAGGACATGAAGTAAATAATGTTGCTGTTAATGGTGTACACACTGCAGGTGACACTACCATAGCAGTAGACGGACATCACAATAATTCAGCAGGTGCTTTTCATGCAGGTGATTTAATTAAATTTGGTGGGCATGACAAGGTATATATGATTGTTGAAGATGTTAATCCAGTTGCAAATGCATCAACATTAACTATTGAGCCACCATTAAGAAGTGCTTTAGCTGATGATGAAACAATCACTTATGATAATGTTCCTTTTACTGTAAGACTTACAAATGATATTCAAACCTTTAATACGGATAATATAGACTTATATAAATTTGAAGTTGATTTTATAGAGGCGTTGTAATGACTAGAGGATTATCTAGTAATCTTACAACTGAGTTAGCCAATCAGAGTATTAAACCTATTGTCTTAATAGAAATATTATTCCCTACTCCCCAAAGAATAACCAATCACTATAAAAATATTACACATAATTTAAACACTTATACTGCTAGTGGACATTTATTATCTATTGGAGGTAAAGCTGAAAAATCAGAATTAGATGTAGGTAATTTTCAAATAGAACTTTCCGCAGTAGATAATGCCTTTGTATCTATTGTTTTAAATAACAATGTCAGTAATGATGAAGTCACTATTGATATTGGTTTATTAGATAGTGCTGATGCACTAATAGATACATTTAATTATGATAAAGGTTTTATTGAAAGTTTTAGTATTGATACTAATACAGGAAGATTAATTTTAAGTTGTACTTCTCATTTTGCAGATTTTAGTAGAGTGGCAGGTAGAAAAACAAACGAAGGTAGCCAACAATTATTCTTTAGTACAGATAAAGGAATGGAGTTTTCAGCTTTGACAGTTCAAGATATTTTATGGGGTAGAAAATAATGGCATTTTTTACAGCAATACTTGGAACAATAATTAAATCTGTTATTACAGGATTTGCCATATCTAAGGCAGTATCTTGGTTAGCACCTAAACCAGAAATACCAGAATTTACTCAAGATGCAGAAGCAACAGGAGTTCTTGTTAATAAACAATCTAATAATGCTAATATCCCTGTTGTTTATGGTACAAGATTATTAGGCGGAACAAGAGTATTTTTAGAAACATCTGGCACAGATAATCAATACCTGTATGGTGCATTAGTCTTATGTGAAGGTGAAGTTAATGCAATTACAAAAATACTTGTTGAAGATAAAGAAGTTACTTTTTCTGGTTCTTTTAGTGATGGTGGCACTATCACCTCTAATGATAGTCGATTTGGTGACACTATCCAAGTTCAGACTTTTTATGGAACTGATAGCCAAGTAGCATCTAGTCTTTTATCAACATTAACATCATGGACTTCTAACCATAAATTATCTGGATTGTGTTATGTGGCATTTAGAATTACTTGGGATGCTGATAAATATATTGGTATTCCAAAAATTCAAGCCTTAGTTCAAGGAAGAAAAGTAGTAAGTTATAATTCAAGTTCTGTAGCACAGACTGCCACCTTTTCTACTAACCCTGCTTGGTGTTTATTAGATTATTTAACCAATACAAGATATGGGAAAGGTATTGATGTTACTGATATTGATATCCCTAGCTTTTATATCGCATCAACAATAGCCACAACACAAGTGACACCTTATTCTGGTGCTAGTGATATTAATCTATTTGATTGTAATGCAGTTATAGATACAGGACAAAAACTAATAGACAATACAAGAACACTTCTTAAAGGAATGAGAGGTTTTTTACCTTATGCACAAGGTAAATATAAATTAATTATAGAAACAACAGGCTCAAGTGTCTTAACACTTAATGAAGATAATATTGTTGGTGGTATTAAACTATCTAGTGAAAGAAAAAATGAAAAATATAATAGAGTACAAGTAAATTTTGTTAATCCAGATAAAAATTATCAAAGTGATACGATTGTTTATGATACCGACCATTCTACATTAAAGACTGCGGATGGTGGTTTTTTACAAGAAGGTGTTATTGATTTACCAACAATTACTAATCCCTATCAAGCATTAGAGTTTGGTGAAATTGTCTTACAAAGAAGTAGAAACAACTTAGGTTTAGAATTAACAGCTAATTATACAGCTATGAATTTAGCCATTGGTGATATTGTGGCAATCACTTCAAGTATTACAGGAATGTCCGCTAAACCATTTAGAGTTGTAGGTATGGCAATCAATCCGTCTTTTGAAGTAGCCTTATCTTTAATAGAACATCAAGATGCTTGGTACACTTTTGACGAAAAAACAGAAGTTGCAGTCGTACCAGATACTTCATTCCCAGACCCATTTACAGTTCAACCACCTGCATCAATAACATTAGATGATGATTTAGTAGAATATAATGATGGTACAGTTATTACTAGATTATTGATTACTGTTGGTGATTCACCAGATTCTTTTGCAGATGATTTTGAGATTGAGGTTAAACAGACTTTAGACAAAGACGGAAACGCAGTTGTTGATGACTTTAGAATTTTATCTCAAGGTAAAGCATTAGAATATCAGTTATTAAATGCTATTGATGGTGCTACTTATGAAGTACGAGCAAGAGCAATCAATAGTCTTGGTGTTAAATCTTCTTTTGTCACAGGAACACATAAAGTTATTGGTGCAACCCTACCACCTGCAAACGTACAAGAATTTAGTATTTCATTAATAGGTAGCGACCAAATGCAATTATCTTGGTTGCCTGTTGCAGATTTAGATGTTGAAAGTTATGAAATACGTTATCAAAAAGTATCAAGTGGTTATTCTTGGTTTAATTCTACTGATTTAGTTCGTGTACCTAGAAGAAGTGCGAACAGTATTATTCTTAATAAAATAGACCCACCCTTTACTTTAGGGATTAAGGCAATTGATAAATTAGGAAATGAAAGTCTTGAACCTGCATTGATTGTATCTTCAAACGTCACTGCACAAGGTTATCAGCTTATCTCTAGTGTTTCAGAACACCCAACATTTGCAGGAACATTTACCAATACATTTAAAAGAACAGAAACAGGAACAATATCAGGGGATAATGTTATCACTTTAGACACAATCAGCACATTTGATGAAAAGACAGGATTGTTTGATGCAGTGCCTTCTGGATTTGTTTTTGAAACAGGTGGTATAAATAAAAATATTATTGGTAGTGGTTTTTATGATTTTAATTCTACCTTTACTTTACCCTTTGTTTTTGATGCTACATTTAAAATCCAATTAGATATGGTATCTGACGACCCCTATGATTTATTTGATTTTGGTAGAGGTGAAAACCTATTTGAAAATGCCAAAGCACCATTTGATGGTAATTTGCCTACCAACGCAGGAACAAATATTCAAATTGGTGCTAGTGAAACTAGTTTGGGTGATATATCTACATTTACATCAGTTGCCCAACAAGGAACATTTAGAGGAAAATTTTTTAAATTTAGAGCCAGACTAATCAGCTTAAATAATCAATCCAGAGCCTTAGTGAAAGGTTTAACAGTATCTTTAAATCTACAGAATAGAACTGAAACAGGTGATGATTTATCTAGTGGTGCAGGAACTTATAGTGTCACCTTTACAAATCCTTTCTATGCAACACCTAATGTTAATGTGACAGGACAAGACATGGCAACAGGTGATTATTTTGTAGTCACTAATAAATCTGTTAATGGTTTTGATATTACATTTAATAATTCAAGCGATACTGCTATTTCAAGAACTTTTGACTATCAAGCAAATGGTTATGGGTTGAAATCTGCATAAATATAGGATAGAAAAAAGGTAATGTCACAAGTTTCACAAATTACTATTGATAACGTAGCATTCGGAACTTTTAGAAGTAATTTGAATGATACATTAAACGCCTTAAATTCTCAGCATATTGGAAGCACTGCACCCACTTCAGCAGTGGCAGGTACAATTTGGATTGACAACAGTGTCAGTAATACTTTATCAGTAAAGATATATGATGGTGCTGATAATTTAGAATTGTTTTCTATCAACACATCAACAAACGCAATAACACTACCAAGTGGAGTAAGTGTCACTGAAACTGACCCAAATAGTATTCCATTTGCAGTAGCATTAGGGAGTTAAAACATGGCTAATAATTTTAATGATGCTCAAATTTCATTAACAGACGCAACATTAACAGATGTCTATACTGCAACAAACAAATCTTTAGTTATTGCAGGAACATTCGCAAACACAGGTACAACGGCTATGAATATATCAATTCAAAAATATGATAGTTCAGCAACCGCAAGTAAATATATCTTTAAAGATGTATCTCTACCTAGTGGTTCATCTCTTACATTACCAAAGATTGTTTTACAAACATCAGATAAAATTCAAGCACAAACAGATGACGCATCTGGCAACTGCGATATTCATTTACAACTATTAACGGACGTAAGTTAAAACATGGCAGGGTATATCGGACAAGCACCTGCAAACAAGTTCTTAACACTTGATAAGCAAACATTTACTACAAGTGCCACAGATACCTATTCACTTGATAGAGCAGTTAGTTCAGCAAATGAAATTGAATTATTTTTAAATAATGTAAGGCAAGAACCGATTGTAGCCTATACAGTCAGTGGCTCAACCCTAACACTAGCATCAGCAATAACTTCATCAGATACTATGTATTGTATTTATCAAGGCAAAGCGATTGGCAGTGTTTCCCCTTCAACTAATAGTGTTTCAAATGATATGTTAGCGGGAAGTATTGCTAACTCTAAACTTGCTAACTCCTCTGTAACTGTTAATGGAACATCTATATCTTTAGGTGCTAGTGGAAATATATCAGCGGGTATCACCGAAGCAGACCAATGGAGATTAACTGCTAATACATCTGTACCAGCTGATATTACGACTAA